ACAAGTTTGAGAGGAACAGTAATTTGAACCTTTGTTCCTGCTCTATAAGTGCTATCTAAGCGTGTAGATGTTACTTCATCTCTAAGCCTCCAATAGCTCACACCATCATAAGCATCGAAATTGATCTCAGACCATTCACCGTTGGAAATGTATTCTTTTGGCGCAACCAATCCCTCACTATCTGACTTTAACTCTGATAAGCAATGAGTCATATCAAAGTAATTCAATAGCTCTAATTTGAGATTCAGAAAGTCTATTATCGCTTTAAGCATTTTTGAATCTATTAGGTACAACGGCTTCCGATACGGGTAATATTGAATGTTGGCAGTTATACCCTCCTGCTGTTACGAAAATGGTCTTTTCATTTGTTCCTTCCATTTGACCCTGCCACGTTTCATTACCCCAACTTTGTACTTCTTTTTTACTAAAATACTTCCCGTTACGTGACTTACAGAATGGTCGTGTGGTGTCCATTAAACCACCTGTATAAAGAAACCATTGAAAATCTAATTGCAACGCTACCTCGTTAGTAATAGCCCTATCTGTCAAAGCGAACGAATCAGACACTATCTGTCGTGTTGCTCGTTCTAACCTTCCTACGGTGTCGGGGTCGCCTTGTATCAACGTTCTGAAAGTGGATAATAGATTAGCTCTACTTGAACCACTTATTACCGCGTTGCTCAATACTTCACGCATCGGGTTAGTTAAGTATTGGTCAGTTGATGCAATCAGAGTTTTAACCGCATTACGTTTCTGCTCCAAGAGAATCGCGTCTGTTATTTGAGGTATGGCAAACTTTGGCTCCATGTTCTCAAAGTATCGGTAATTGATAGCCGCTTGGGTGTCGAACTCCTCTAAAAGACCCTGTACCGCGTCCTGAAATTCACTACCCGTTAAGACTTCCTCTATCCCTGTAACTATCTGTTCAATCTTTAATAGATTAGCGTTATTCAACACAACAGAACCTTTAGAAAATTCAAGGTCATCCAACAAAGCAATAATATCATTGAACTTACCACGTTGAATCTTAATCATGCGAGAGCTAAAAGCATCTGGTACACTTTCAAGCCTTTCAAGTTTGAGGTCAACTATCTTCTTTATGTCGTCTGTGAACGGCATTAAGGAAGTAGATTATTGACTATTTGATTAGTCCTCGTTAATTGTAGAGATTCGGGGGTTGATTCAACCGCTAAAGCATTCAGCTGTTCAATCTGTTGTTCAAGTTCTAACTCTAAGAAGTCAGGATTTGCCGCAATAAGGTCATTGATAAATTTGAAAGCTGAATCATGTAGAACTATCTCCCAATTCTGTATAGCATTCTGTGCTTTGCGTTGTACTATTTCCTCGTTACTCAAAGTAAGTAACCTATCAGCGGAGGTAATTAACTGACTGACCTTAGCCGTTTCAGTTTCCGCGTAGAACCTTGATGTAATGTACTGATGTATCAACGTATTTATAACGTGTGTTGGCGCTCCTGCTTCCCTTGCTATCTTAATGTCTTGTAGAATATCAACATCCGTTCTAAGGTCGAAGGATTTAGGATAGATAAGCTTAGCACCTTCAAAATCAGCACCCTCACGAACTTTCCCGATAACATCTAAAAGAAACTGAAACACATCAAAGGTTTGATTTGAGTCTGGTTGTATAAAAGCAAACATCGCTTTTTGATCTATCCCTTCAAAAGTTGCCGTTTCACTTCCCTTTACTTCTGTGTTTGAAGTATGGATGTGCATCATCTTCTGAGCTTGCATGAAGTAATCAGCAGCCGTTTTCTTTGTGAACTCTAAAGTCTCTGTACCTGGAGCAATGTAACCCATCGGAGCGTTAAACGAAGTATCACCCTCGTCCTGTCCTTCTTTTGGTCTAAGTAGGTAAGTACCCATTGCTGTTGCTCGGACTTTCATCCCTGCACCTTTACAGCTTGGACATTCTATCTTTGAACCGTTGTCGTTTACACCAATATATCCACCGTTACAATTTATCCCGTCATGTGATACGAAATCACAGACATCTCCTGCCATCCATCTGAAAGGAAAACAGACGTTTGCTATTGATACGTTGAGATAATTGGAATAAAGTAACGACCAATCCAATAGGTCAACTGAATAATAAAACCTTGATGTGTAGTAAATGTCACCATCTTCTTTAATGCTTGGAACGCCTTTTAGTTTATGGCAAGGAAACATACCCATCTCATGTGCAAATATTACCTCATAAGTGAAATTGGAATCAATGAACTTGCCTGTCTGTGTTATCTTCCAGATGTTAGAATCATCGTAAAAGTAGAACACACGCCCTATCTTCATATCCTTACTACCATAACTCACTAAGCTCTTTTCATGGCTTTCAAATAGCCCGTAGGTGTTCCATTCCCACGCTACAACCTGAGCAGCGGTAAAGTATAATGGTTGTGGCTCAAACTTTTCCCTATCATCAGCAACCTCCTCACCATCTATCATAGTGGTCTTTTGGTCTTTAATACTTATGGTCATTACGCCATTTGCATCATTAGCCCGTATGCTTGGAACGATGTTCTTAACGTAGCTTTCAACGCTTTCAAAAACATCTATTTCATTAAGGATATAATCATTGTAGTCTTCTGCATCTGTTCCACCCTTTGGATAGATGATAGACCAGTTGTTATCATTCAAACCACGCGAAACCGTAGAAAGGTAATCTGTGTAAACGGGGTGAGTAGTATTTTTGTAGTTGTTCCTTACCCATTCCTGTTCCTCCTCGTTCTCATTTGGAGCGCGATACTTGAAAAGCATCTCAGGAAACTTATCTACGTGCGAGTGTGTTTTGATACGGTTCATTTGATGAACGGCATCCCTATAACCATCGTAGTAGTCGGGTACACCTTTCCATTTAGGTTTGCCATTCTCAATTGTATAAAGGTCTTTAGACGCGCTAAGAACACCGTTTACAATAGCCTGTATTTCGTTCTGCTCTATCATTTCTTTGGTCTGCGTGTTCTGCGTTTTCCGCAACTTCCACAAGCGTGTATTGATATATCTACTTTCATGCTTCTAATATTTTCTTAGCCTCAAAATTGTACACCTTGAAAAACTTGTCCCGTTCACCTTTAGTAAATCCAAAGACATTTCCATACTTAGCAACAATACCGTTCAGCTTGTCCTGGTTGTCAATTCTCTCAATATACTTGTTCACGTTCACTTTAATCGGAAAAGAGTTCTTAGGTGCTGAATCATTCCCTTTTGATAGGTTGATGTTAGCAAATTCACTCTGTAAATTGTTTGTCATACGAAGATTCACCCTATCCGACCTGAACCCCTGTTGAGTTTTCAAAGCCTTATAACTTGGGTAGTAACTTGTCTTAATGCTTGCATCATGTTTACCCCTGTGTGTTCCTGCTCTCCTTAATTGGTCATCAGAAGCCCATAATTCCTTAGTAGAGTTGTATTGACCTATCTTACCAGCACTTGCATTAAGTCCCACATGGAAGATTCTATTTATCCTCAACGTGTGGATAGTTTGCGCGGCTATTTTCAAAGGGATATTATCCTTTTTCAAAGCCTTTGCTTTTTGCTGAATCTTCTGCACGAATTGTTTTTCTGTCAGTTCAGCCATATCCAAAATGTTACAAGACCCTGCTCGGTCATCTTGGTTAGAAATTCCTTATTTGCGGTCTTCACTCTCATGGTAAAGTAGTCACATATTTCTTGGTTCGGTTGCAAACGAAACACATACCATCATTAGGAGGTACGATATTCTTTAGCACTAAACTCATCTGGTCTAAGTAATCCTGATGGTAGGTTGCTAACCGTTCTTTTATTTCAGCTTTATTAATAGCTGTCTTTGTGTTGAATCGGTCTGAGTTGTAAAGAGCAAATTCCATTATCTGTTCACCTACCTTGTAAAGAATAGGATACCGTAACGCTTTACGATGTGCGCAAATCCAACTCTCATTATCACATTCTAAATTGTAATTGATAGAAAGCCCTGCTGTGTCAGAAGCCCCGTCAATATTCGTTAAGATAGGTGTGTCTGCAAGGCTGTAAGTAATAGCCCTACCCTTGACATAACCACCCATGTTATAAAGTCCTTTGGTGCAAGTAATACACCCGTCACCTATTAAGTTTGTTTTGTAATTAGCAACCAGAGTAGCATCATAAACAAATCCTATTCTACGGCTTCGCTTTTCTCCGTTGTAGCTGTTGTCTACATAAGTGGTTACTACCTCGCCTGCAACACTCGCTACGGTTACCGTGTCCAACGTTTCACCCGTCATAGTGTCGATAATCAGAACTGAGACATTACCCGTATAATTCCAATATGTATCGAATGAAGAAACGTAAAGAGTGTAATAAGTATTCTTATCGCAGATGTCCAATTCAATACCGCGATACTCAGCAGCAGCGGCTATCTCTGTTTGAGTTTCATTTATAAACCCTATCCTTTTGTTAGATAGAATGCTTTTAGGAATGTAAGAGCTGTTGAAGTGTCCTGCAACCTCCTGTACTACATTGCCGATTGCAAACGTTATCTTTTCGTCTATAAGAGCAGAAGCATCGTCATAGTCCCCCGTTACGTATTTCTCAACCTCTGAATAAGGAACTATATTATCAAGTAAAAGCCCCGTAGGGCTATTGCATCCATCTCTATACTCTATGATATTATCGAAACACGCCATTCAAAATAAAAAATAGGGGGTGAGAATGAACCCACCCCCGATTAATAATTACACGTTCACTACTTCCAACTTAGCGAAGCCATTAACTCCGTCAAGATGGTCACCTGTCTGATACATATCAGAAGGCAATGCAACCAA